TTGATTTCTTTGTGGTCGATGAGGTTCCATCCGCCCCACTGGGGGTTTTTGTTTCGTGCAATTCCAGCATAAGTCATCCCTCCGGTATCACCGGGAATAGTGTGAAGAACGTAACCGCCTTCGTCGCGGATCATTTGCTCAAAAGCGGGATTGAACTCAGCCATTTTTGTCCCTCATTTTGTTAATGATCTCAAACGCTGACTTGACCTTCTCTTCCAAAACCGCAACCCGCAAGTCTAATTTGGAGAGCACGATAATGAGCGTGACAAGACCAAGTAGCACAGGCCATGCTTTAAGGAAAAGTTCAACAATTTCCATTAGAACCCACTTACATCAATAAGTTGACCACGAAAGTCTATTATCCCATCTTCGTGCTTACTTACCAACTCCGGCCATAACATCTTTGAGTCCTTAAATGTAAGGACCGCGAAGCCAGATCTCCAGTTTACAGGCGAATCTTCCAGATAGTCCATAAACTGAGGACCGTCGATTTCTGCCAATGTTCCAGTATCTACCCCCCAACGGGTGCCTTTGTAATCTGAATACGGAGTCGTTTTAAGACTGTGCAGATGCCCGGTCACTATTGATATCCCGGCTGATTGGGTGTTCTGATGCGTAGCGTGAATGCCACCCTTATATCTGTGTTTGACAATCACGTTATCAGTTAGCCAACATGACCAACAGGCATGCCATTTGGGAAAATGGTCTTTAAGAGCTAAACCTGAAACCCCTTCAAACTCTGATGCCGACTGAGCTAATTTAGTCTCAAACCGGCTGTCATGATTGCCCAGAGGCCATATCAACTGTGTGTGGTGCCTAGCCTTGTGTGCTGCCTTTTCAATCTCTCCTAGAGCTTCCTGACAGGCTTCTAGTTCTTGGCGGACCGAGGGCTGATGCCCCCAACCGATTCTAGGGTACCTGCTGATTGCGGAGCCATCAAATGCGTCTCCGTTGTTAATAATAACGTGGGGCTTGAGTTCTTTGATTGCCCATAGAAGCCCTTTAAACGCGGTGCTTCTGATGCCGGGCCAGAAGTGGGCATCACTAAATACTAGGACTATGCCGTCTGTTACACCTGCTTGATGACGGGCTTTTTTTATGTGTGGTTCAATTAATTTTTCAGCGTTAAGCTTAATGTTTAAACTGTTCTCTAATGAACGTCGCCTGCTGTGGACGCGGCGTTCAGACATTTTAAACAGCCTTGCAAGTGCTGCTGGGGACTTGAGTTTTTCCCAAGCCTCTAAAAAATCTTTGTCAGATACTTTAGTTATCATAGCCGGGTTCCTTGTTGGGGAACCCAGCTAATAGCACAGTATTGTGAGGGCAAAATGACACCCCTACTGGGGCATTAGTCGTCAGTTTGCTCGTCTTCTTCTTCTTCTTCTTTCTCAGCGTCAATCTCAAATTGAGCTTCGATGTTAGAAGAGAAAAGGCTGCTTAACGTGAACTCGCTTACACCGTTTGCCGAAGCAACTGCGTAGATAGCGGAGAACAGAACGTTCAGCGCATCAATAGGCTCAGAGCCTTCAAGAATTTCAATGATTTGGTCTTTCATAAGATTCTCCGGGGTTTGATGGGCAGATGCCCGCCAACATTTTACCGAGGGCGTAAGACAAGAAAGTTACTTCTTCAGGTCTGCGGTTCTTTAGGAACCTGCGGGATTGCCTGTTCGCGGATTGACTGAACGACATCAGCAACCGCTTCATACGGGGCTTTGCCAAGAGCAGCCATAACAATGTTAACTTGCGCCAAGGTCAGGGTGAGAGTGATGTTGTCCATTAGTTATTCCAAGGAAGTTTTGGGCTGATTACGGGCGGCGTGATTTGATTGTCAATCTGCGCTTGCACAGCGGCTTCGGCAGATGCTTGGTCTACACCGTTTGCCCAAATCCAACCAAGAACAATGTCTTGAGTCAGGTCGGCATACGGGGTGTACGGCGTACCGGCTTCGTATGTTACTCCACAGGTCGAGTAGACCGTGCCAGAGTAAGTTCCGTCTGTGCCAGTTAAGCGCCAGTGAACGGTGAACACTACATCCGTCTGATTGTCAGCCTGTGGGTAGCAGTTGAGTTGCTCGATTTGCCAGTTAAATACAGTTGCCATTATTTGGCCTCCAGTTGAGAGATACGGATACGAAGAGATTGAACTTCAGCAATAAGTAAAGGAACCAAAGATGACACATCCATTTGCTGATAATCGGGTGTGCCGTCTTCTTTTACGGCATCTTTCTCGCCTGTTACAGCGTAAGGGGTTACCGCTTGGGCTTCATGAGCAATCAACATTGGACGGCTTTGTGTAGCGTCCTTCATCTGGCCTTCGTAAACCTTCAGTGCATCAATTGTTGCTCCTGAATCTTGTACAGGACCAATGATGTCTTTAGCGCGGTAATCAGAAGTTGTGTTGTAAACAACTAAACCGCCTGCGCGGTTATAAGTAATAGAGCCACGAGTAGTAAAACTTGTTTCTGTGCCAAAGACTGAAAAAGTATTATTACCAGATGTTGCTCGATTCCACGAATCTACGCAACCAACGCCTGAAAAATCATTTATACCAATAACACCTGCCAAAACCCCGTCTGAGGATATTGATACGGTTTTAGCGTATGCAACAGTAGTCCCCACCAGCAGGTTGCCGGAGGAGTCGAGGGTCATCTTTAGGCTGTTGTTTACACCAAACCCCAAATTGGTTGACGCTGTATCCAGTCCATAAATGCTATTAGCCCCAGCAGTTAAGTACACATCTGCTACGCCAAGACGGTTTACGCGAAGTGTAGTTGTGCCTGAAGAACTAACATCCAACTTAGTTGTTGGCGAACTTGTCCCAATACCAAGGTTGCCGGAAGAATCCAGCGTCATCGCCTGTGTGAAGGTGATTGCGTTTCCTGCTGTGCCGGAAGTTGCTGTAGACCAAATGTGTTGGCCTTGATACTGATAGTAGTGGCTTGCCTGCCCAGTGCCACCGTATTTAAACCCGCTGTTGTAATAAGCATTGGCAAGCATATACATACTTGCTGGGCTACCAGAGCCATTCCAAATCCCGTAGCCGGGGTTGAGGAGTTCCATCGCCTTGCCTTGGCTCCAAGCACTCGGCGTAACCCCAATACCAAGGTTGCCGGAGGTATCCAGCGTCATCGCTGTGCTTGGCGAACCAAAAACAGACGTACTGCTTACCCGAACAAAGTCAGTCCCGTTGTAAGCAACAACGCATTTTTCAGCAGCAGCAACCACAAAGCCCGTTTGCCCAGACGCTTTAAACGTGAAGGTAAAAGAACTCGACAAGTTGTTGATGTAGTACGTCTTGCTTGCCGCCGGGGCCGTGATCGTCCATGTACTCGCACTAGGAGTTACATTTAAGATTGCGTACTGGGATGACGTAGACCCAAGGCTTGTTCCTGTGGACTTGGTAAGCGTTACATTCGCAGTCAATGAAATTGCTAATTGCCCAGCAACAGCCGTGTCAACATAAGTTGTTAGGTAGTTATTGACCGTATCGCCCCATGTACCTGACAGCTCGCCTTGAACAGGAAGCACAAGACCCAAGGAGGAGGTATAAGAAGATGCCATGTCAGTCCTTTAAACAGTAGCTACGTCAGCCCAATTGGGCGTTTGTGTATCTGAAATATCCGTCCAAACAGGTGTTTGGGTGTTAGTTACATTTTGCCAGTTTGGAACATTACTTGCAGAAATATTCGTCCATCCGGGTGTTTGGCTGTTAGTCACATTTTGCCAATTAGGAGATTGCATATCATCAATCAATTTCCAATAAACTGCTATTACAACCCCAACATCAGCTTGAGCGTAGTTTCCTGTAAGGGCGAAACTTCTAGGCCCAAAAGCAACAGAACCTACATCTCCAGTTGAGGCAGCACCAGACAGAGCGACAGAAACATCCTTAACTACTGTTCCAACAGCCCCTGTTGCCGACGCTGAGTTAAGCGCAATACCTGTAAAAGATTCAACAGATTGAACAAATCCTTGAGCCTCTACTCCTGAAAACGGTACAACAAAACTACCTGACGCACCTGTTGCGGATACGCCAGTCAAAGAAACAGATTTACTATGCGTTACTGTTCCAACAACGCCAGAAGCAAATACGCCCGTAAGGTTTGCTGATTTAGATTGAGTGACGGCGCCAACTGCACCAGACGCAGACACACCAGTAATAGCTTTGGTGTTGTTGGGAGTTTCGGCCCCTAATAAACCTGATGCTGCTGTCCCGGTGAGAGCAACTGATTTAGATTGAGTGACTGTACCAACCGCTCCAGAAGCCAATACTCCAGTAATAGATCTAATGTTGTTGGGAACTTCGGTTCCTAACAAACCCGATGCAGTGACACCTGTTAGGGCAAGGGATGTGGCTCCTCTGGAAACTGTGCCAACCGCTCCAGAAGCCGATACACCAGTAATAGCTATGATGTTGTTAGGAGTTTCAGTTCCCAACAAACCTGCGGCAGATACACCTGTCAGAGCAAGAGATGTAGCCCCTCTAGTAACCGTTCCAACTGCACCAGAAGCCGATACACCAGTAATCGAAAGAGAGGTAGCCCCTCTAGAAACTGTACCAACTGACCCCGACGCCAATACGCCAGCAAGGGTTATGGTGTTGTTAGGGGTTTCAGTTCCTAGCAAACCTGCGGCAGATACACCAGTAATCGCTACAGTACTGTTAGGAGTTTCAACCCCTAATAAACCTGAAGCCGATACACCAGTAAGAGCTTTTGTTATATTCGGGGTTTCGGTCCCTAATAAACCTGATGCTGATACACCAGTAAGGGCTTTTGTTCTGCTAGACGTGACTGAGCCGGGGATTCCGGTTGCGTCATCCCCAGTAAGGATGGTTTCACCGTTACCCCAAGTGCCGTACCCCCAAGCACCAACGCCCCAACCCGCCATGTTAGGTGGTGGCTAAACGAATCAAAGCAGTCGTGGTCGTGTTAGACGGCATCGTTAAAGTAAAAGTTCCAGCAGTAATAGTCTGTGAACCAAAAGTGTGGACGCTAATTGCCTTGTTACTCTGCGTTGAGTTGTAGAGCAATACAGTATCAAACGCCGTCGAAAGCGTGACAGTTGTATAAGTAATTGAAGCAGAGGGCGTCCAATACCCCACGCCAGCAGTAGCTGAACTGTTAGCAGACGTTGGTGCCGTTGCGTTCGTTACCGTTACACCACCAGCGGTGTAGTTAGTACCTGTTACCTCTCCAGTAACCGTATACGCAGTTGTTGCCGCGTTGATTGTGGCCGAAGCAAGATAAAGCGCAGCTTTAACCGTGTCAGTCGTTGGTGAAGTCAGGCTTGACCGGGAAACAATAGTTGACGTTCCAAGTTGATGCTGACCAAGCATCAGTTCCCCAAGGAACGAAGTACACATTGATTGAGTATTTGCCATGATATGCCTTTATGCAATTTCTGCTGCTTCAGCAAACAGAGGGGGAGAGGTTTTTAATCTAACATGAGCAGAACGATGAACCAACTCATCATTGAGCCAATACTCAACCCAAGTTGTAAGCTCAATGTCATTATCCAGCGAACCCTCTTTTTTGACCAAAAGGGAATCGTCCATTTCGCCGTGAATAGTGTTAACTAACATTGGTTTCCTTTAAGAACGAATTAGTGCTGTAGCGGCTGTGTTTGCCGGTAAAACTACAACAAACGGAGTTGCGGGCGTTGCAACTTTATCAGAGCCAAAGTTCAACACCGCAATAGACTTATTGCTTTTTGTTAAGTTATAAATCAAAGCTCCCCTGCATGTAAACGAAGCGTTCGGCCACGAGGGGTTAGAAAAACTAAGGTACACAGTTGTACCAGAGGTGGTCACGGTTACATTTGTAAGTACCAGACCACCGGCTGTATAGTTACCACCAGTTACTTCATTGCTAGACGTATATGCTGTTGTTGCAGCGTTTAAATCTGCTGACGCCGTGTACAGCGCCATCTTCAACGTGTCCGTTGATAGGTTCTGCTGCGCCGTGTAGCAGTCATATTTAAACGATGTGGTGACCGTCTGAGTAATCATATGACCTTGTACTTAGGCGGCGGGTTGCGGAACGAGTCACCCTTCTCTTTAGCATCACCCAGTTGTTTCAACAGAACCATTGCAGCTTCTGCACGTGACTTATACAAAGCGACCATATCCTGTTCGCCTTTCATATAAGTTATTGCTTCCATTAAAGAATAGTTAAGCAATGCAATGTCAAAGTTATCGCCAAGCCATGTATTGCCAGCGGTAACGATTGAAGGCGGGTAATAGAAATAATTCAATACCATCGTGTAGACGGCATTAGGCGTTGGCGCAAGCAAAAATGTTAGTTCACTTTGCGCGTTTGTTCTTGGTCCAAACAAAGCATAGTACAAAGGCAATCCGGTATCACTTGGATTTGGATACGCAGATTGCATAAAGCTTGTATCTTTGTTTAAAAGATATGTATACGCGCCTGTTCCGTCAACAACAGCCATTGAATATGTGGCAAGCCAATCATCTGGGCACGCCAAATATGGGTTTGATGGCGTAGCTGTGCCCGTAACATTCTTACGAAGGGCCGGTAACTGAACAGCGTTATAGATTGTCTGTTCAGCTTGCTCAATGAACCGATTGAGGATGCTAGGCGTCGTTGAATAGTCAAAGCTATTCTCTGAGTAGTTCTGAATCGCCGCAACCAGTTCGGTGTAGGTCATGCCATTGGACCCCTAGCCATTGTGCCTTTAGTCGCGCAACCATTACCACGGGTTTTAACGCCAGTGGTTTTTGGCTCTGCGCATGGCTTACTAGAAATAGAAGACACAGACACACATAAGTCGTCTAGCTGATCTCCCTTTTTGGAGCCATAACCAAAGTTGCTCAAATCAACCGTTGGGCTTGATCCGGTATGAGGTTTGGCATAGACACTAGCAGGGCCAATCTCTTTGCCTTGTTTTTTCATAGTAAACATATTTACCTCTGATTCATTGCGCGGGACATGTTCTTCCCGTACTTCTTGCGGTCAAGGCTGGTAGGCCCACCTTTCTTCATGCCATGCATTTTTTTCTCATGCCCTTTAACCACTTTCGTGGCTTCAGCATCAGCAATGCCTTTAACTTCTTTGCGATTCATCTTAATTCCTAAGTTACGTTACCAAGTGTAAAGTCTAATATCAAAGCATTTGGCGTCAAAACACTATCAAATCCTTGAGAGCCTCCAACTGGGTTCCACCCCCATTCAAAAACCCTGCTACCTTCTTCTGGATAACCGTTCTGGTTAAAAGCCGTACCGCTTGTATTGTTAGTTACTATCCCACTGTTTCCAGACTGATAGTAGCTTACATCTGGTCTTGGTTCTCTGACTGCTTGCGGGTCATAAACTGGATAAAGCCCTAATGACAACTGCGGTTGGTCAGGGTCCCAACACTCAGGACAAACTTTAATCTGGAAAAGTTTTGTCTTGATGACCTCTTTCTTTAGTTGACTCAGTTTGTAACGCTGACCACATCGGTCGCATTCAGCAATTGAGAACTTGCCAGATGCAAACTTATTTGCCATTAGAAGAACATTTGTCTGGGAGCCAAGCGCAAGGAAGCCTTTTCACGGTCTTCATCTGCTGCAAGTTGCCATTGCTCATCATATTGGCTTTTGAGCATTGCAACTCTGTCTGCTGCTTCCGGAATCTTGATTGCCAAGTAATAAGACAAGCCAGCAATGAGGCAAGGAAGGAATCTAAACGGGATGTCTTCGGTCTTTGTTCCTGAACCGGCATCTTGAATTCTCCTCATGCGCCAGTAAACAAAGGTATAAGACCCACCAGCATTTGCAGTAGGCCAGATATTGATTGTAGTGCTGTTAACTACAGAGATTGCCGCGCCAGCGGTATGGCTTGCTGCGGTCGTTCCGTTCTGTCCACGGTTACACAATTGCAGGACGTTACCCAATACACTTGTAAAGTAAATCTGTTCGCTATCAATCTGAATGTAACCAGCTCCTCCAAGGCTTGATGCATCACTAACTGTAATGGACGTATCAGTTGCGTTGATTGAGGTAGAAAGGGTTATTGAAGTTGCATAGCTAGAGTTTGTTTGCCTGTTAATCCAAACTTGAATAGGTCTACCTTGGGCAAGCTTGTTTGGAATTGTGGAGTAGGTTGATTCCGATATCCGCGTAATGTTGATATCTTGCTGGTTAGTAGTTGCTTGATTCTGCCTGATTACTTGGTCAAGCAAATCAATTGTATTAGCTGGCAGAGGGTAGGCAACTTGACCTTGTACAAGAGGAATCTCCCCCTGTTCAATTGTCCACAGATTGATGCCCCTGTTTGCCCATTCTATGGTCATTAGATTCATAGAACGGCGAGCAGTACGAAGCTGATACCCGCTACGCATCTCAACACCGCAACGCTCATAGCACTCTTCGGCTATCTCATTGAACGTCAGGTTAAACGAAGCGGTGCCGGAGGTGCTCATTTCTTAGCTGTCTTTGCTGACTGTTTAAATGCTTCAGCAGTGGGAGCGCCTTTGCTTCCGGGCTTTCTCATCTTCTCCCCGGAACCCTTGGAAATACGCTCTTGCTTTGCATGGATGTTGGCGTAAAGGCCAACGGGTCCGCCATCAGCGTACATATCAACTGGGTTGTCTTTTTGTTTGACAACCCCCGGCATCTTAGAGGGGTTGATTGCCCCCATCCCGCGAGAAGGGCGCATGGTTTAACACATCCCGCCACGGTTCATCTTGACTTGGAATGCTTTGGTTTTGCCGCGTTGAGCGCAACCATCAGCGGTTTTTACAAACCCGCCAGAAGCCATTTTAACCACTTTGCCTTCTGTCTTGCCTTTCTTGGCAATACCATCAACATTACCACCTTTAGCCATTTTTTTGCCAAACTCTCTTTCGTGAGCTTTGCTTAAGTCAAAGAAATCAAAGGCACTACCCAGTCCTTTGCGAATTGCTGCGCGGGTTTCATCAGAAGCCATTCCAAACTTGCGCTTGGGTTTCATTGCTTCCATTCGGCTTTCTAGATCTGGAGAATCAGAGCTAAACTTTGAAACGTCTTTTGCGGAAGGTTTAACCGGAGCAGTAATGACTCGTTCTTTTGTTTGAGTTTTTTCTACGCCAATTGGGTTGCGCGGACGAGAAACGCGAGGTTCCTGTTTGAGTTCTTGTTTAAACGACGGTCCGCTGTACTTGCCTTCGTCTTTTGCAATAGAACTTATGAACTGAGGACCTTTTGCAGTGTTGTCCATTGAGGCGGCATCTGAACGTTCTACTGCGTCTTCTTCTGCACTAGCGCCTGAAGATGTACGGGGCGATTGGTTTTTAGTAATGCCAAGCGGAGGGCGCGGCGTGTAAACAGCCCCTTCATTTGATTTGGTTGTTCGGTCAATATCACGCGAGCGGTCAATAGGCGCAGGTTCTTTTTCCCCAAAACCAAAAAAGTTTTTCAAGCTTTTCAAGTTCTTTGCGCCTTGTTCTTTTTGCTTTGCGTATTCCTCATCGGTCATGATTGACTCATCACCAAGAGGACCGCCGCCAGCACCATACCGGCGTACTTTACCGCCCTTCTTCATACCCATCATCTCAGACTTTTCATGTTTGATCATGGCGGCTGGAGCACCTTTCTTCTTCATGAAAGCCACTTCTTTACCAACCATTTTCTTTGACTCAGTCATATCACCACCTTTTGAAAACTTGCGACCCTTGTCAGCCGCTGAGAAGTCCTTGCCCACGGACTGAGGGACGCCAGCTTTCTTGGCAAAACTGGGGCTGTGGGCTACAGCCTCCATAAAATTGTGCTGCTTGGAACTGTGACTAGGCATGCTTTTCCACCAATCGGTCAATCTTAGCTTCAAGCCGGTCAAGCCGGTCAAAGATGCGGTTAACGTCCGCATCTAGCTGTGTCTTGGTTACGTACTCTTTGGCAATCTCTTCGCGAGTCTTGTTGACCAGTACTTGAAGGCGTTTTGTCTCGTCATACATGCTCTTGAGGAAAAACCCAACAACACTAATGCTTACCGAAAGAATTGCGTTCCAGATTGTGTGTTCCATCTTAACAATCCCACGCCCGAAGACTTTTGTTAATCCGGGAGTTTGGGTCTTTGGCTGTTTTCGCTGAGGTAAGTTTCGCCTTCATGCCGCTCATTCTGGCGCAGAAGCTCTTCTTTCTCCCGGCGTCTTCGGTCGTTTTTGGTTTCGGTGCGGGAGGTTTTAGATTCATCCCCTGCGCTTTTGCTGACGCCCGACCCTTCGCGTTCAGGCCCCCGCTCTCTGCCTTGCCTTCTTTTCTCTGCCATGCAGGTGATTTAGCCATTTTGCTTCGGCCACGTAATGTTAAACGGGTCTGGCTGAGTAGTGATATTGCGCAATGCCTGACGATACGTTGCCCATGCAGTTTTGTCAACGGGAGAGTCCGTTAATTGGGTCCAGTCTGAGTTTGCAAGTAACTGATTGCGCTGAGTACGGATGACCTGCCACTGCGTGTTGATTCGTGCCTGAAGTTCTTCAGCGGTCAGTGGTTCTACATCAACCAAGCAGCACATCCCGTCATACAGATGCGGGGCAGCAGAGACAAGTTTTTCGGTCTTCTGGTCATGGTTTTTCCACACCGAGATGACGTAGTAACCTTGCTCGGCAATCCAGTCCAGAGTTGGACCCCGGTCACCAAACGAAGTATTGGGGAACCACTCGGTGTGGTCTTTGATGATGAGGTCTTGGTTAGCAAGCTGCATGATTACCTCGTCGGGAATGCGGCTGTTGGCGCAGTGAAGGTGGCGGTATATCGAGCAATGCCTTTGGTGATACGCAAATCTTGGATGTAGCCGTTAAGTCTTTGGTTTGTGTTATTTGCATCCGCACCAATGAACATACTGGTTGTAGAAGTAAAATTAGCGGAATTTGTTGTGCTTGCTTCTTGTGTTCCGTTTACAAACATACGCAACGTAGTCCCAGACCTCGTAATTGCAACGTAATACCAAGTGCTGTTACTAATAACAGTAGTTGACGTAAGAAGTACAGCAACCCCATATTGTGCAAACTCAAATTTGGAAGTGTTTACATTTATACTTAAAATAATATTGTTTGTGCCTTTTGATATAATTGAATCCCCATTGCCAGCTCCGCTTGCTGTTGCGGATCTGTTTACCCAGCATTCAATTGTAAAATCTCCAGTCCCTATATTTAACTGCGGCTTATCAATTGTTGTCAGCCAATCCGTAGTCCCGTTGAACCGCATACTGGTTGGGGACCACTTATACTGAGTGATGCTGGACTGTGCGCTACCTACTGTGATTGCATTGTTCTGCACCGCCGCGTCGTAGATTCCTGCGTTGGTGAAGTTGAGCAGCAGACTGGTGTTGGTGATTGCTGTTACGGGCGCGGTGGGTGGGGTGAAGTTAGCGGTGTAGACCGCTGTGCCAATTACCCAAGCAACATTTGAAATGTAGCCTTGAAAATTTGTTCCTGTTGGGTTATCGCCAGCGCAAGCAATTCGTGCAATCCCGTCGCCAGATGATGAGCCAGAATACGAAACAGTACCTTGAGAAACCCCGTTTATATATAGCGTCACTATCCCGCTGCTTCTTACTGCTGCAACATGAATCCAAGTGTTAAATACGATATTGGCGCTACTTACAACCGCCGTTGAATTTCCTACATAAAGAGTAATTTTGCTATTATTAAAACTGCTGAATATAGCAAAAGCAGTTGCCCCACTAACGCTGTAATTACTTAATATTGTACTGTATGTGTATGGATTTCCTGTGCAGTAAATCCACGCTTGTACTGTAAAATCTCCCGACCCAAGAGCGCCGGAAGTAGATGGTGCAGTTAAATACTGTGCGCTTCCGCTAAAATACCCACTCCCCCCATACGCCGCATCGGTATAGGATGCCGTTGGCGAGAACGGCTGGAAGGCTTGGACCTTGGGAGTGCCGGCCGTTGTGATGGCAAAATTATTGGTGCTGTTGTCTTTAAACCGATTGCTTTGGCAGGTCAGCAGGGAAGTGTTGGTGATCGCCGTGAGCGGGATTGTTGGAACGGTGAGGGTTGTTTGGGTTGGATCGTAAACCGCAGTACCTTTGACAAGTCGAGCGTTTGACAAATAACCGGCAATAAATTGACTATTGTTTGCAGAGTTTGCACCAAGATATGCGACTTGGTTGCCGGTTGGGTAGCCAGTTGACGTTGAAGTCCCGAGTCTTGTTCCGTTTAAAAAAACCGCAAACGTAGATCCAGATTTGGTTAAAGCGATGTGGTTCCAAACGTTCAAGGTTGGGGCTGTTCCGCCGATGACTTGAGAACCACCGCCAGAATTGAAATATACGTTTGTATTGTTAAAGAACCCTACGTTTGCTCCGGTAGTTGCGCTTCCTGTAGAAAACAAAACGCTATTATTTAGATTTCCAGTTGGAAAAAACCAGCATTCAAACGTAAAGCTACCAGCCCAAAAATCAAACGCCGTGTTGCTAGGCGTTGTCAAATAATCACTTGATCCATTAAAGTAGTTACCCCACTGCCCATTCGGCCAATACGGAGTCACAGAACCTTGCGTTACGGTTCCGTTGCGGGTAATCGTGAAGTTATTGGTGCTGGAGTCTAAGAACGTATTGTTCTGCTGACCGTTTGTGCTAGTCGTTTCCAGCAGCAGCGGGACATACGGAAAGTACGGGTCTGTAGCGGCGGCAGCAACTCGACCTGATTTAGATGCAGCAAACATTATGTGTAGTTCTGGCCGATAGTGGTTCCGAACCAGCTTGTACCGTTAGAGAAGAACGAAAAAATATCCCGTTTACTCGCGGTGCTGGTGACTGTTGGCGCGGTCCCTGAAGGCCATGATACCGTTGACCAAGTGACCGTCCGGCTTCCTGTAGCGTCTTGAGACAAGATGATAATGAACGATTTGCCCGCTACTGCTGTGGGCATTGTAATCGTGGCGTTACCCGTCAACGTCAAATTCTGAACCGTACCATTGGTCAAATCTACAGTGATTGCCGTGCCGGTATTGGCGCTGTATAACGTCTCAACGTAGTTAGTTACCGTGGGGTTGGTCAGGGTCTTGTTTGTGAGCGTGTCTGTTGTCGCTCGGCCAACCAATGTATCCGTACTGGTCGGCAGCGTTAGCGTTCCAGTATTAACAATGGTGGTCATGTTTGGGCTGGTCAGCGTCAATGACCCCGATGCCGCCGCTATCGTTCCAGTGGCACTAACCGTAATAGTGCTGTTCTGAAGCGTTGCTCCGCCTGTACCGCTGAACGTGGCAATAGCCCTATCGGTGGACGATACCGGCCCTGACATTGAACCGGCTTGAGCTAGTAATGACCAGTTACCCGGCAACGATGGGGGGACCGTTGCGCTTGATGTGGCGACCGTACAGATATAACTAGAGCCGCTGTAGTAGACGTTATCGTTTACCGCGTAGCTTGTCCCACCAACGAAAGTGCCACGCCATGTAAATGACGTACCGTTTGTACCGTTGGTCCCATTAGTTCCATTCGTACCGGCAAGGGCAACAGTACTCCAATACGCAGTTTGTGTAGCTGGATTTTGGTTTGTGCCGTTTTGGATAGAGATGTAAGTAGACCCGTTGTAGTAAACAAAATCATTTACTACATAAGCAGTTGCGCCAGACCAAGTACCCTTCCATGCAAATCCAGTTGCATAACCAAGGCTGTTCCATGCCGTTGATCCCGTACCAACCTTAAACCTGCCGGTGTCTGTTTCAGCACCAATCTCACCAACAGAAAGCGTCGGGTTTGCACTTGTCCACTGCGACGCCGTTCCGTTTCTCATTTGAATCTGAACGGCCATTACGGTGTACCTCCATCGATTGCGGTAATACCGCCATAGTTACTTGTGGGTGTCCCACCATCAAGGTTTGGACTGCCCCCGCCGCCACCAGTCTGAGTTACCCAAGACAACGTACCAGCACCATTTGTTGATAGCACCTGTGCTGAAGTTCCGTCAACACTTGGAAGCGTCCAAGTTACATTGCTAGAAACTGTTGCAGGTGATTTAAACGCTACATAGTTACTGCTATCCGCGTCAGCAAAACGCAAAGCACCTTGCGCCCCTAATTGTACGTTAGTACCGTCCCAAGTAAAGTTGGCAGAGCCGCCAAAAGAACCGGAACTGTTAAACTGAATTTCGGTGTTTGACCCGCCCGGAGTGCCGCTTCCCGTGTACTGGGGGATATTTAAGACGTTGCTTACAAATGTAGCAGCACCAGAAGTCCCGGTCGTGGTCAGCGTGATTGGTGCTTGATAATCCGTTCCCGCCGTTGCCGCGCTGATTGCAGTTCCGTTGCCTTTTAATAGACCTGTTACGCTGGTCGATAGCGTGATTGCTGGCGTTGTTGTGGGGTTTGATACCGTACCCGCCAACCCATTGGCCGAAACAATGGATACCGTCGTAACAGTTCCAGTTCCACTAACAAGCGCCCAAGATGTATTTGCGCCGTCAGTTTTTAAGTAGTAGTTAGCGTTGCCGGTTTGAGATGGCAGCAGCGCGTTTAAAGCAGCATTAGCTGTTGTTTGGCCTGTGCCGCCGTTAGCAATTGATAGCGCCGTAGACAGTTGTAAACCACTACTGGTCAACTGCATCTTCCAAGCTGATTTAGCTTGAGTAAAACCGCCTACATACCACTGATGCGCGTTTGTTGTTCCAGTTGAATCTGTTGCGTAGACCAGATTGCCGGTCTTTCCTTCAGTACCGGACGCCATAATGTATGTTTCATTTGGCCCCGTGATTGAGTAAGTGGCATCAGCAAATGTAGAGCTGTTAATGCCAATGTCACCCCAACCTACCGTTTCTGACCCATTGTCTGGGTACATCACAAAATCCGAAGATGCGTTGACACCCGGATTGCCGTTGTGAATATAGGCTTGAATGTAGTTTGGAGAACTCTGAACAAACGCCGCAATCGGATTGGTCAGACCACCAACTGGCGTATTACCGCCAACATAGAGCGTGAACCCATCCCAGTACAGATTTGAGCTGGCTCCAAAACTACCCGCAGCGTTGAACTGAATCTGGGTGTTGCTACCAGCAGGTGTTCCGCCACCACCCCCCGTGTATTGCGGGATGTTGAGCGTGTTACCTATGAATGTAGCGGCACCACTCGACCCCGTAGTGGTCAGCGTAATCGGTGCTTGATAGTCAGTCCCTGCTGTGGCAATCGTAATCGGGGTAGTGCCTGTACCCTTTAGGATACCCGTGAGCGTCGTAGCGCCAGTACCACCACTACCAACACTAAGCGTCCCGCCAAGCGTGATAACGCCAGCGGTCGTGACGGGACCGCCGGATGTGGTTAAGCCGGTAGTACCGCCAACAACATCAATCGACGTTACCGTGCCCGAACCACTACCCCCACCAGAGAAAGGCTCTGTGAGCAGGACAACTGACATTACAACCCTTCAATGAAGGCTTGAGTCTTTGCCAATAAAGCTGCTTTGATATCGTTTGCTTCTGCTTGCAGAGCTTCTGCTGCTGCCTGCGCTGCTGCTAAACTTTGAGCTTGTGCATTAGCCGCAGCAGTTGCTGTTTTGGCCTCTGCTTCTGCCCGTTTAACATCAGCTAATGAAATCTCAGATTGAGATAACACCGCATCAGACTGGTCTTTCTGAGCCTTAGCTTGTGCAATTAAGGTATCTGCTTGACCTTGTGCGTCTGCAAGAATGCCCGCAGCATCAGCTTGAGCCTCACCAACAATATTGATGGCTTGCGCTTTTGCCTCTGCTACAGCCTGTGCTGCTGCTGCGCGGTCTGCATCTGCTTGTTCCCGAATAGCCACAATCTCAGAAACAGGACCAACCAACTCCACATACTTTTTGTTTTCAGCAGTGGCGTCGGTCAGTGCCTTGAGCTTGTCAGCATAGACAGTCGGGTCAGCAAGCAGCGTCGATAGCAACTCAAGAGTCGAGTTAGAGCCGTCAATGCTTGTCGCAATCATGCTAATCCGCCTCCACCACCTTGAATGATGGTCAACGTAGCAGTACCAGAAGACGATGGCGATGCCGGAGAGATAATCCGAATCCCGCGAACTGGATACGAAATATTTGAATCCGCCGTGACCACTTTGGTTACCAACGTGGGATGATTAGTCCAATTACCATTGGCAGGATCGTAATTAGCAGCAAACACATCGTCAAACGTGTACTGCACCGTATAAGTAATAGTGCCCGTGACCACCACGTTTAAAGCAATGTTTGCCGGAGAAACATAGTGGTCAATGGGGCACACCCGCGAAACAACCTGCGTACCAGCACCGCCGGTAATCGTGTAAACAACTGGGCGCATATCAGCCCCTTAGTTTTGGAAACCAGTCGGGTACATTGCGTTGTCAGAGCCACACACAGCATAGACAATCTGTACGTTTACCGAACCGCCAGAAGTATAGTTACCAGCAGTGGCAAATACCAAATTAACAATAAGGTCTGTGGTGCCGATATTGTCAAAGATTGCAATGTTGGTTGTGTTTGGCGTAATGGTCGAACGTCCAGCGGAGAGGGTGCTGGTGCCGCTAAGTGTGCCCAAAGTGCTCCCTGACGCAAAGTTGCTAGACAAACCAGTCGTAGCGTTGCCAGTCTGGAACGTCAACGTGGTTGCAAGCGAAGCGCCAACAAAGGCGGTGGTTACATCAGCAATGATTGCGTGGATGATTGCACCGGCTGGCAGAACTGCAATTCGCGTAGTATCACCAGTATAAGCAGCGGAAGTAGACACGCCTGCGGGGGTGGTATACGAACCAGATTGGAGCACAATAGTTGCGCCCATGTTCTGAATCGTGCCAGCGGTCGTGCCAGTGGTGTACTTGTTAGTGCCAAGTAGCCACGGTCCAAGGTGGGAAGCGAAACCCATAATAAGTCCTCAAGTCTGCATCCGTTGTCTTTTGAGGAAAGTCTGCCTAGTCAGTCAACGGATGGGGTGGTCTAGGTTTAAACTTTATACCATTGTTTTTAGCTATACGCAAGCGATTTAAAAGACTTAGTAACTGGTAACGGGATGGACGGAGAATTACAAAAATTCGTAGGTTTACGAAACATATCAACCTGCGTTACGAAACAGGTAATACCCACATAAAAAGAAAAGGGCCTCCGAAGAGGCCCTCCAACCACGCTAAGTGATTGCTTAGGAACCTGAAGAACCGTACATTCCAAGCGGGTCGCTCCAGCCGAACGAATACCGCTCACGGCTCTTGTAACGTACGTTACCGGTGTCAAAATCACCGTCCATTGAGTTCTGCAACGGAGTACGCACAAAGTGCTTCATACCGTTAGGAACGTCCGTGGTCAGGAACCAAGCGTTCGTGTCCGTCAAGAAGTGGTTAATGGTATACCCTTCTGGGATAGAGCCATTGTTCTTCAGAGCGTTCACATCGTTGTCGGTTGTACCAACACGCAGTTCCGTTTCGAGCAAACGAGTTGCAACGAACTGGAGCGATGGAGGAACAATCAACTTACGTGGCTTGGCAGCAATCAGCAGACCACGTTCATCAGTCCAAGCTGCAATCTGAATGACTGCGTTTTCCAACGAAGTTTCATTCAGGTCAACTTGAGTTGCTGGCGTGTTGCTGTTTACTCCACCCGAAACCAACGGATGCGAGGCGCTAAACAAAGACCTTCCATCACCACCAACATAGGCAGCGTTGAAGCCGTTGTTTAGAACCGCAGCAGCCTTCACCTGTTTGGTGTAAGCCATTGCGCGAGCCAAGCCTTTGGTATAGCGAGCCGAAAGCGAATCGTAGAGGTTATCTTCGATTGCTTCTTCGGTTAGGCTAAAACCAAGAGCAATGGTTTCGTGGTTGTAACGAGCGGTCCATGCTTCCTGTGCATTGTCATAAGCGATGGCTTGGCCTTCGTTTTTGACTGGTGCAGCAGAGAAACCAGACAGCTTGGTCTCTTCTTCAAAAGAACGCTCTGAAGTTTCCGTTTCGTAAATCTCTTTGTGCTCTTCGCCGTAGCGAGAATACTCAAGACCGAAAAGGGCGTTCAGACCGGGGAGCAGCTCTTTAAGTAGCTGTGCGCGTGAAATAGCCATGAGTTACTCCTTAAACGCTGGTAGCGTTGTAATAGCCGTGATATCCAAAGTTCCATTTAACTAGAACTTCAGGATGTCCGACAAATGCAACAGCAGAACCGCTTGCAGCAGTGATGCTGGCCGAAACGGTAACAGCCGTCGAACTTGTCACAGCCGTGACGTAGGTGTTGTATCCAGCGCCACCAGCCCCAGCCGTAAAGGATGGAACAATGACTTGCATGCCGGGGAACACGCCCGTGGTCGAAGCAACCGTCAATGACGTAGACGAAGCCGCCGCAGTCAACGAAGTCGTGACCGTAACCGATGACTCTTCAACCAGACCAACTACACGGAAAGCTGCCGTGTTGCTGTTGGTTTTGACTACGTTACCAGCGCCGTTACTTGCGCCAGCAGTGTTACCAACCACACCACCAGTGGCGTTACCCGTTGTCGTGCTACCTACGTTAGCGCCGACGTAGTACACGTTGGTTCCCACAAAGATGGGAGACATGTAGCCAATCGTGCTAAGAGCCGTTGCCGTGTTGTTTGCCGAAGCTGGCATGGATAGCACAGCCGACTGGAACACAGTGTCAGGATCATCAACAACATAAGCAACAGCATCAATTGCGTTCGTGCTGGCAGGCCAGTACTGAGCGCGTTGTTTGCCAAACAGAGGACCAGCCGGGGGCGAGTACTCACAACCAACAAACACACCAACCGTTGCAGGAACAACGGTTTGGACAGCTTGTGAGGTCGTGCCAATAGCCAACGTGCTAATCGCTACCGTGCCGGTAGTAGCCATTTGAACAACGTCACCGTTAAAAAGTCCGGTGCCGTACGCCTGAAGGATCGGGATCATGCGAGTAGAACCCGCAAATACCTGACCACCAATCAAATTGATTGGCTTTAGCCCATAGGGCGCGTCAATCGTAGGATAAGCCATTTAAAGCTCCATTAAAATTTAACTGCCTTTGCCAAAACTAACCGTGGAGCGCCGTTCGTTGAACAGTGGCATCCTCGGATCGCTTTGACGCATAAGATTGTTGTCTACTGATTCCGTCTGTTTATGGGACATTTCGTCAAAATACCTTGCACGTTGCACCATAAACTCTTCAGGAATCTTGCATAACAACAGCCCGCCAACCTCAATATTGTCTTTGAATCGACTATTGGGATCAACAAGCATTTGAAACTGTGGTTGCTCTTCTAGCTTTACTGGTTCCCAGCCTTCCCGAAGTTTTGCGGAAATGTTGCGGGGGTCAGCACTGCCATTTAGAGAAATCCTAATCCAACGGTATGCGTATCCTGCCTGTTTGTCTGGTTCCGGCAACAGCTCTGGCGGACGCCAAAATGCTGGACGGGTTTCAACATCACGGGTTTCAAGATTGCGAGGTGTACGGTCAGCCATTTTATGACTCCAGTTTTAGTACTTCCCGAGCGTACTGCTCAGGAGTGATTCCAAGTTTCTTAGCAATGTTGACCTGCGAGGTCTTCAAAGCAATACGCTTAGAGGATGTGCTACGAGTTGCGGGAGCCACAATCGAGCTTTTAGAAGGTGCCTTTGAAAATTTCTCAGGGAACCTATGTCGCATTGTTTGATCAATGCGTTTGTAGTATTCGTCAGAAGCCACAACGATACCTTCGTCTTTCAGTGCTTCGTGCAAGGCTAAAGCCATGCCCGTCATCACCTTATCTTGACCAAACCACTGATTCTGTTTTTGCCAGCGAACAGCCGTTGGATCAACATTTGACTTCTGTTCTTCTATTGGAACATGAAACTCTTCTTCTTGTAAAGGGGTTGGTACATAGTTTTTAACACGTTCATTGCTATTGGCAATTCGCGTTAAATCCAATTGAGCTTCAAGCATCTTATCTGTATCACCAGATTCATATGCTTCTTTGTAAGCTCGCTTTGCACCATCCAATTCAAGCTCAATTGCCCTTGAAACCGTTGAATGAGTGACCTTTTCATTCTCATTTATTGACGATTTTAGGCGTTTATTCTCTTCAAAAAGACGCTTTGCAAGGGCTGTTGCCTCTTGATTTTCACGCAAAACACGCTCTTTTTCGCGTCTTTCGTCGTGTGCAAGCCTCTTTAGAGCTACAAGTTTGCCTTTTACCTTGGCTGAATAGTCCTCTAACTCGTCGTTATAGAGGTCTTCTGCCACTTTTTTAGGCAAAGGTTCGCGGTTTTTGTCCTTTTCAGGGGTGTCGTCTTCAATATCTACCTCGATGTCGTCGTCTTCAGCCTCGTTTTTGGCTTCGGATTCGATTTCATCAGGGAATTTAAACTCTTCTTTCTCGTATTCAGCCATTTCTAGCTCCTTATTTACGTTTGATTCCGCGAGGATCATCTACTACGGCTTCAATGGTGTCGTCATTGATCAAACGGAAGTCTTTGCCGTGGATTACCAGCCTAGAACCTGCGTTTGGACGTACTAAAACAAAGTCTCCCACCTTGCACCAAGGCCCAGAAGGGAACTTCTTAGGGTCTTTGTATGCATCTGGACCCATTGCAACCACAAAAAGCACTGTGGTTAGCATTTCTTCAAAGTGAACGGTTGTTGAAGATTTGATAAGACCGTTTTCAAACTCTTCTTCAACTTCTGGTACTGCACAAAGAACGTGATACCCGGCTGGGCGGGGTAGTTGTTTGGCTTTGTCTTCGGCGTTTTCAGGTACTTCGCCGTTTTCTGTAGCCAATACGAGTTTAGTCATCGGATTCCTCAACTTTAGAACGTAGGTCTGTTAGGTTTAAACGGGCGATGCGTAGACCTTTAACCACACCGACCATTTCTTTGTACTCCGGGAAGTCGCGGGGCGAACCAATCGACATCGCGTCTTGGAGTTGTTCAATTTTGTCGTCAATCTCGTCAATAAGAATGCGTATGTACTTATCAATCATTCTTGACCTTTTTGTAATCTGGCTTGTTCAATTGCCGTTTGTACACCCAATCGCGTCCGTTCTAGTTCGTGGTCATGAGCGTTACGTTCTTGGGCTTGTTGTTGCTGCGCCTGTATACGCATTGCATCTGTTTGTGCCTGTTGTTGAATTCTTTCTCTTTCAATCTGGAGTTGTTGCCCTTTGATCTGGGCATCTGTTTGGTCTTTTGTTGCTTTACGTTGAACTTCTTGTCCTTTGATTTGAAGTTCTGCTTGTTGCATTTGAATAAGCGGGTCTTGGGCTTGTTGCTGCGCTTGCTGCTGCGCGGCTTGAGCTTTATTGCTCTGTAGCAATTGTTGCGATGCAACAGCAATAAGCTTGGAAAGCTCCACTTCAAGTTCTTTTGGAAGTTCTTTGTCGGGCGGTGGCATAGTGACGCCCATTTGTTTCTCTAGTTTTGCCCTATAAGAGAACCCTAGATGGTCTGCAATATGCGCTTGCAGGGAAGACATGATCATTTGCGCTTGCGGGTTTTGACCAATTGTTTGCATAACAACTGGGTCCTGCATGAACGCTTGGTGCGCTGCAATATGGGCGTCTTGGTCCTGATAGATAAACGCCTTTAAGGGTTTGCCTTTCATTGCGCTAATGTTTTCGGACATTGGGTCCATTGGTTTCTGGTCGTCTTCCAATGCAACCAACTTATTAGCATTTGGAATGCTAAGAACTTCAAGCATTTGCCTATGTAGATAGGCTAAGTCATACAACTGTGGCGCTTGCTGTGCAAGTTGAATGACTGCCTGATATTGAACAACTTTTTGAGAAAGCGTTGCGGCGTTTGGGTCTGACACGGGGATAACATCCACCATTTCATAGTCAGACTTCTTAGCTTTTCTATCCCCCTCAATAGGCTGGTACTCATACTCTTCTGGCGTATAGTCTGCAATGATGGTTTTAAGCAGACGAAGCTCTTGCTTCATGGAGTAATGGATACGGGCTTGGACCGCACTCATTACCTTTAGGGTACGCTCTAGGATGGCTAACGTTGTCCCTACAGGGGCGTTAGCAGACATGTCAGACGCTTGGAAGTCTGCGGTGTTAGCAAACCTACGCCCATCGTCTACGATTTGATTTAAGAGCGTTAGAAGGACTTGGCTTGGTTCTTTGTAGGGCAACAACATCAAGTTGTCTTTGATTGCCCCTGACGGAACGTCTACGTCTCTAAACTCTGCTGGGGCAATTGGGGTGTCGTCACCTTTGACCCGCATTCCTCTTGTTTTAAAGCCTCCGGGCAGATTAGCAAGAGTTCCGGCGTCAACCAACTGTCTAATGATAGAAGTGCCAGACTTGGCGAAAGCCCCAATAAGATGAATAAGACCAAAACAATAAAATCCAAAACCGGGGATGTACCCATAATGAACAAAATGCTGGCGTTTTTTGTGTGTCTCATCACTCTCTTCCCAGTTCCTGCGAATGGCAAGGCATTTATTGCTGCCCTTCTCAACTGTGACAAGGTATGGCAATGCTAATCCAGTGGGTTCGCCGTCCTCATCCGTGTGTTCTAGTCCGGGGATGTCAAGATTTACCTGCATCTCAAGTAGCTTGTATCGGTCGTCTGATGAGGCCCGAAATCCCATCTTTTCGGCAATCTTCTTTTCAACCTCATCTAAAGTGTTGTTGGGTTCGCCAAGGTCAATATCAGCATAAAAACCTAGAACTTGAAGACGGCGAAGCTCATTCTCGGTCTTCCTCATTACATGAGTGACGCGAGGGGATGTTTCAATGTTGGATGCGCCGTAAGGAACCACAACATCTTCAGCCGGTACAAACAAAGCTGTTTGCCTGTTTAAACCGGGATCAAAGTAGACCTTACGGAAAGCGTTGCCTGAAATTCCCAGACCCCAAAGAAGACGTTCTGTCTCCGGGCGGTACTCGGTCATTTCATCAGTCAACCGATAGTTCATGTCGGCTTGAACCCGAGCGGCGGCGTCTTTCTTCTCTGGAGTTTCCTTGCCTATGATCTCGGTCTTTACAGGACCGGAAGCAGGGAAGATCTCCATGATTGTCTCTGCTTGGAACTTAACCAAGGCTTCCGACAGTAGCGGGTGGTAAACGCCACAGGCACCCGGCCACGGGTCCATGCGCTCTTCAATTTTTAATCCTAAAAGCTCAAGACCATCTACATAAGCTTTGATCCAGTCTTTACGGGCAGAGATATCATCATCAAAGTCACTAAGAATATCTGAAACAAGTTCTTCTACAACCCGTGGGTCAAGATGCTCTACAAGGTTCTCATCAAACCCAATAGGTTCTTCAGGTTCTTCTTGGGTTGAACCAAGTTCATCATCAACTTCAATGTCTAGCTCCTCTCCGTCATCGAGAGCTTCAAGACCTTCTGGTGCCGCGTAGAGAGATTTTTCAATAGACATTAGTAATACGCCATTTTACGTTTAAACACTGGCTCTTCTTCTTTCATGTCGGATTCCAACCTAATGAAACCGCCTTGTCTGAATCTAAGAAGAGCCTGACTTGTAGAATCCACAAGGTCGTCGTGGTCCCCGTTTGGAAAAGACGCGACCTCTTCAACTAATTCCTCTGCCCATCTGGTATCTGGTGCCCAGACCAAACCAGAGGCAAATACATCTGATATTGCGTTTACACGGGCAATCTTATCATTGCCTCTTGATGGCGTGTATTCCGACAATGGAATACCTAGTTGCCTTAGTTCATAGATTAAGGGAGCGCCTGCTGCTTTCTTTTCAATAATCAATGAATCTGGCTCCCATTCTTTGTACATCTCTAATGCTTTCTTTTTTAAAGCCGGGAACTCCATTCGATCTTTAAAAGCATCCAATAGGATGATGTTGGCTATCTCATCTCCATTCTCATTTGGATGATAGAACACGCCCCATGTTGTACAAGCGGAGTAGTCAGCCCTTGAATTCTTTTCAAAGGCTGTATCCCAAGACTGTATAAGGTACTCGCATTGCGGGGGATTATCTTTTTCCCAGACTTGCCACATCTCCCGCTTGATGATTGCCCCCTCTTCAGAGGTTGGGTTCTGCTGGTACTGGGCTTCCCACTTGCTTACCGGGAGTTCATTCTTGATTGCCTCTAGTTCTTTCTGGCTCCAGAACTCAGGCCACAAAGGATTTCCTGAAGGCATCAATGCGGGAAGTTCTATAACTTCCCATTCATCTGCATCCCGTTTGATTGCGTTGTTAACAATCTGACCAGTTAGATCTCTTTTAGACCATCTGGTCATAACAACAACAATAGCCCCGCCCGGTTGCAAACGCTGTCTAGGACCGGCGTTGTACCATTCAAACACGCGGTCATAGACTGCGGGGTTTCCTAGCATTGCCTCTTGTTCTGAATGCGGATCATCAATGATTAGAACATCTGCGCCCTTGCCTGTAACAGCTCCACCAACGCCGATAGCGAAGTAATCGCCTCCTTTGTTGGTGTTCCATCTACCTGCCGCTTTGGAATCAGTTGATAACTTGGTAGGGAAGATTGCCTGATATTCGGGAGTGTTAACAACGTTACGCACCTTCCTACCAAAGCCAACTGCTAACTCAGCGGTGTGCGCGGTCTGAATGATCTTCTTCTCTGGGAACTTACCTAGAAACCACGCAGGAAACAGAAAAGAGGCAAACTCACTCTTAGTGTGACGGGGAGGCATGTTAATGATCAGTCTTTTCAAATCGCCCGAGGCAACTCTTTCAAAAGCCTCTGCCATGATTTGATGATGCCTTCCAGATATAAAGACAGGCCACATCTCTTTTACAAAGGGTAAGAAATTTTCCTTACAACGCTCAACCTTATCTGCCTTTAAAAGTTGAGCAATCTTCCCAATGTTGGGATGCCCCTCTGGAAGGGCATCCAGAAGCTTGCGATAGTCTTTTACTTCCTGTTTTGTTAACAAACTCATAAGGCAAGTATCTTCTTAATGCCCTTGTCAGCCACCTTCAAACTCCTAAACTTGTGAGCTTGCACTCTTAGGTAACCCTTTTGCCTCAATGTATGAACAATCCTATGAACGTTAGATCTGCTCTTTAACTTCATGCCTTGTGCAATGTTGTTATACGAAGGCGGATAGCCTTTTAACTTGATATACGCATGCACAAACTCAAGCACTAGCTCTTGCCTAGGGGTAAGTCCTTCTTGCTTTTGAAACATACCCCCCCCCCGGTAGAAACACGAACGTTCGTATGGGGGGGTATTCTATACGCAAGTTTAAACATTGCAAGTCATAATTTGCAATAGGGTGGGGGGGTGTTTGGATGATAGCACTTGTTGGGGGAGTGGTGATGGGATGTGTGGAACAGAGTGTAGGGTGTGACGATGCACCCGGTGGCCCAACGGGGGGGTGGGGTACGGGTGGGGTCTCCTACCGCCGATTAGAACCATCCTCGGGTCGTTCTCCAGACCAGAACCATCCTCTGCGCTTGCATCATCCTCTGCAATCGTATGATCATCTGCGCTTGCACTATCGTCTAGACCAGAACTATCGTTTCACGTGGAACCAACTGCTTTCAGCTTGAACGCCTTGAGGTGAGAGTCAAGCTCACGCTTCAGCTGTTCTGGATCGACCTGCTCGACCTTTTGCTCGGTCTTGTCTACGAACATGCCGATGGCTTTGCCCATCAGTTCTAGGGCCTTTAAACGGTCACCAGTGCGCACATTGGTGTCGGATGCATGGGCATGTAACTGCTCTAGAACGTGGCGTCTAGTGGCGATTGCGTCATCAATTACGTTCTGTTTTATCGACTCCCAGATGGGTTCCATGAGTCCAGATATCCTCCGATCCTTCATGAGCTTGTTCGCGCTGGCGATCACTGTCGACTCTGCTGTATCTGTGCGCACTGCATAGGCTTTTCGATAGGCGTCTCTTGGACTATTGCCTTGGGCAACGAGGGAGGCGAACTGCCTCATCTTGGGTGTGATCCTAGGTAAATCTGTCTTCACCCCTATTGGCTTTCCATCTACTCTTCTTCTCTCTTTGGTGCCCTCTATCATTTGGAGCACTTCCCTGCGGATGCCGGGGTCTTCAACGTTCGTGCTTGATGCGGGGTTTTCATCCACGCTATCGCTCTGACCGTCCTCTTCGACCCCATCATCCCAATCATCTCTGCTCATTCGACCAACCCTCACTTATGTTGTCGGCGCTTGCATGCACCGTTTAAACCTGTTCGCATTCTACCCCTTGTGGATAACTTGTGAATAGCCTGTGGACAATTTCTAATAACGTTATCCACAGCTTATCCACACTGTACGGATATACAGGTTCAGACCCCCTCTGGAACCCGCATGTTTACTGGGAAACCCTCCAGAATCGACGAACGCGATAGTGCTGGTACTCAGCCCTGCACTAGCGTTTAAATCGCTCTGAGGCCGTTCTAGACCCGATTCCGGGGCATATGGTCATTCATACAGTTGTGGATAACTCGCCCTTCAACCCGATGCGAGGTTTACAAAAAAGAAATCAGGCGCGCATACACGCGCACGCACACACGCACGTGGCGTTGTCCCCCTGCGACAACTTGTCATCACTGGCACTTGCACTTGTTTAAACAGTAGTGCTACTATGCAGTCTCTCGGTTGTGTTGTTGATGACCGAGACAGGCAAAGGCTAGTAGGCACTGCTC